GTTATCATAGCACCAAGACCCAACCTTTAACCACTCGTCCTCTGCTACATAGATCGTTACTGATGGCTTATGTTCACACCAGTGGATGGAAAACTTCTTCCATGTTTCTAAATGGGATATAGCATCCACCTTGTCTTTAGTGATGGAGTTGCCGGGAGCTTTCACCGCAAAGGAGAAAACCAAAGCCTCTGGGTTGTACGGGTCTTCATCAAAGGGTATTCCTGCCTCTATTAAAGCCGTGTTCAGAGGGTCTTTTTTATCCTGCCTAACCCTACGAATATACCAACGCCCAAAGGATGGGTGAAGCCCGCTTCCAGCAACCCCAGTTAGTTGAGATACCGTACCAGACGGTTTAATACAGGTCACCGCTACGGACTGTGGTATCTTTAGTTTCTTAGCCCACTGTAGGTTAGTGGAAACAGCATGACCCTTCCACGCAGTTAGTTGTTCAGGAGATGCGTTTAGAACCACAGGACAGTCATACACCCCTGTAAAACTTACCCCCAATAATCTTTCTTCTTCCACGTTCTTTCTCCAAATGGGGCGAACGTACCTGAAGTTCGTTAATGTGGATTGGAAGGTTCCCAGAATAGTGGCGTTAGCTATCTTACGAGACACATCATCTATTGTATCCGTAGGACGCAGTACGCACTCAGAAAGGTTGCAAGTTTCTGACGATAAAAGATTTATCTCAGAACATGGATTCGTTCCGAATTCTTGGGTGTTGTCTCTTCTTTGGGGAGCCATGTCTTGGACGGCTTTCCGGTTAAAGATTCCTCTTTCCCCACTCTTGGATTCGTACAGGGAAATCCATTCCCGCATGAAGATACCGATGTCAGGCTTCTCTGTGTAGCAGACAGAGTTATTAGCCAAAGCCCTCTGACCATTCTCTACCCACCACTGCCCCATCTTAGCCCGTTGCATACGCTCGTCAGTGAGGTTACTCAGGCTCAATTCAGCAGCCCTGCGTACACCCCCCACCACTACTGACTCTCCATTAAAGCAGAGCAGATCGTGGCATTCCAAACTGTTTAACTTCCGTCCAGAAGCATTTCGGAATATTCTAATATAGTTATTGAATAATCTTTCCAATGGGTCTGGCCCACTGGCCCGTCCACCAAAGGTCTTGAGCCTAGCTCCAGCAGGTCGTATCCGGCTATAGTCTGTCTTGGGTATTAGCCCTTGATATAGAAGACTAACTAGCTCCCTTAATGCAGAAGCCCACCCTACCTTGGAATCCCTGACTACAATAGTGGTGTCGGTATCGTGGAACTCGTTTGAGATTTCCGGTAGCTTACTAATGTACTGTCTTTCTACGGAGAAACCCACACCAGTGCCACAGAGTAGGACGTACAGGTTCTCATCGAAAGCTCGAACATGGTCTACCGCCATGTACGAACAATTATAGCTAGCCATTTCATCCCGCTCTAATGCCCTACCTGCCGTCATCAAACTTCTCATCGAGGGCATCACATTCATCTGAACAATCTCTTCCTCTAGGTGGCCGGGGAACTTGGGGAAACGATCCCTCATAAACGAGACATACCTGTTCACCGTTTCTTCCCAAGTCTCCCTGCGCTTATGCTCGTCAAGATAACGAGCGTACCTAGACTTATGAATGAACTCTTGATATTGATTCATTCAGTCTCCTGTTCAGCAGCGCACTCAGGGCAAATAACTTCAGCAGTTGCAGCAGAAATTCCAAGCTCAACAGCATCCACTATATGCTCTATCAACTCTTTAAGCTCATTGCCTTCCATATTCATAGTACATACAAAGTGATTAACTAGGGTTTCAAGTAAGTAAAGTATCTTAAATCCAAAACCCTCACCGGCAGCATCTAGCATACACCTTTCTGCGGTTTTAACGGCCCAATGGAAACCCTCATGGTACTCATCATTTTCGCTCTTCCGAAAATCTTCCATTGAAATTACTTCGGCTGACATAGCGTTCTCCTGTAATGAAGCCCCGTTAATCCTTTCACCCACGGGGCCACAGGTGTCACCACAGGAATTAGTCCGTACCCCCGTAGTTGATTATGTCTGCCCCATCGTCATCCCATTTACGGACGGCGTGGACTAGGAGCATCGTTAAATCATCAAAATCCAGAAGAGCATACATATCGTGGCCGTTCTTCTCCCCCATTACTACCACTGGAATCTGATGATCTTTGGAACCACGCTTTGCTTGGGCGTACCAGTCCTTTAGGTACTGTGACATCTTAGCGCGGTACTTACACTCTATTCCAAGATGTGGATGGTCTACATCCAAATCTGTCTTTCTGTCTGATACGCTAACCCGGCTACCACCACAGCGTTTAGCTACCCTGCGCTCAAAGGCTTTCCAATTAGAGTCAGTCATCGTCTATATTATACTCGTCCGGTGGATCAACATCTTCGTCAGCCATGTATTTGAAATCATCAGGGATGATTGTATAGACAGACTGATGGGCTGTCAAGAGGTTCATGGAAGCCATGTCCATCCACAGGTCTATCTCGCACTCTGCCATATCCCAATGCCTAGCTTTGGAGATGGTGAAATTAACATCCGGGTCTTCTGGATTATCCGGGTAGTTACGCTGGATTAGAATTACGTTGTCCACACGGTCTGTTAGCTGACCTGCTCCTCTTACGGAGAATCGGTCTATCTTATCCCTGATTGAGAATGATTTCCTAGCGTGAGCTACCAGAATAATGTGGCACTCCAAGTCCCTAGCGATGTCAGCCAAGCGATTAACCACATCAGTCTGTGCGGTGTAGTCATCATGGCGAATACCGGAAATGGTCATCAGGGAGTCCACCAAGATAAGGTCAGTTCCAAAATGGTGAATGGAGTACCGTATCCCCGCTTCTAGGGTATTCAAGTCCATAGAACCCATCTTGTCAAAGAAGAACAGCTTGTCTTGGCTCCATTTATTGAACTTGAGTCCGAAATCAATTTCAGGCTTGACAACTCCAGAAACCATGCGCCATTGGCGTATTAGCTGAGAGCGTACAGACATCTCTAATGAAACTGAAAGCACTCTGGCTTTCTGAGTCATGGCATAGAGGGCAATTTGACCCAAAGCTAAACTCTTCCCAGATGAATTTATCCCTCCCAAGAGGGTACACTCGCCATTTCGCAGTCTGAACTTACCATCAAGTTGCGACCACGGCAGCTTATAGCCTGTCTTGTCTTCCCCAAGAATATAATAATCCAGCACTTCTTGGGTGAAGTCAGACGCAGACCTGATAGACTGCTGATGCTTTATCTGTAAGTACGGAGCCAGAATTTCTGGGGTGAGATTTCTCTCACTTAATAGTTCTTCGCGCTTATCCATCTATACGATCCTTATACTCTAGTTTGTAACCGATGTCAAGCAGTGTCTCAGAACAATTTTCAAGCTGCTCTGCAATAGCCCTTAGAAGATTACCGGCATCCTGTAGCTTTAGATAGTTACCTATGGGTGTATTGAACTCCACACATTCTAGGACTTCCTCTGCCTCATTTTTTGCACAGGCCAAAGCATTTTCAGCGTTTTCTATCATCTTTGAAGACCCAGTAATCTGAGTCTTCCAATAACAAGAGTCTCCCATGTTTGTCTCTCCTACCTGATACGGGGTTCCAGAAACCACCTAAGTGGGGTTTTTCCTTTCGCACATAGATGTGTTTCCAATTCACAGTGGCATAACCACGGCCATGAGAGTACACCTCTGGAGAGGGGTTGTCAACCTGTGGGTCAAATTTATTTATGGTGTAATCCAGCACTTCCTTTAAGGGAACTTTCCGCTCATCCCGAACTTCGTTCTTATCGTTCATCCCCTGCACGTTTAAGTAGACAGCGAACGCTCGCACAATAGCTGCCTGTTTCTTCTTTTCCGGTACAGCAAGACTCCTCATCCTGCCTATATTGGCAGTGATCCGGTTCTGTATTCGATCCTTGTCGAACCAGCCTGTCTTCTTTCTGGTCACAATGGCCTCTTTCTCCGTATTCTGTATGGTACGGAGCAATTTGTTCATTGTTTGTTCTGCTCTACGCATATAAGTACCTCCTTACATATTATACAGCGATAGTAGACACAGGGTTAAATTTGGTGTATATTTCTCTTGGATTGGCTGTCAGGAGCCTTTGGCTAGGGCAAGAGGAGTCTTGCCACTGTTCAGCCAGTCTTTCTCCTTCTATATCAATGGTTTAAGTGTTAAACCTTACATATATGAAAGGGAAGAATACCTGAAAAAGCGGAGAGTAGGCCGCAGAATAATTGGGATGCCGGGAACCCGAAACCTACAGGCCCCCGGTACTGTAGACACCGCTACGACAGGGGGCGGTTGTAAAACATGGGCTAAGTGATATTTGTAAAATCCATCCTAGCGGATGCCATGACAATCTGTTCACAGTACCAAGATGTACTTAGGATGACAGGCTACATATATATATATCACTATGCCCTGTCAAAAAGACAACTATGCTTAAAAAAGGAGTAAATTATGGTGTATTCAAGGAATTTCAAAGCAATGGATCGAATGTTTGACCGTTTACAGTTAATGACACAGACAGTTACGCCCTTCCGGGCTGTGGAGAGTGTTTTTGATGCTCTCACCACACCAATCCCCCCAGAAGAAGGCACGTACACGTGTTACGAGATGACTCCGGTTACTTTCACAGTGAAACATCTACCAGACGGCTCAGTTCACTACGACCGTGTAAAACCACAGGCTATCGAAGGAGCTTCACAGGATGGCGATACCACAGAAGTCCGATCCACAGCACAGAAAGTATAAAAGAGCCACAAGGCGACACAGGAACCTTACACAGAAAGACACTACATTCAAGGGTTACTACCACAAGCCAGCCACAGCTTACGTGAGAAAGAAAAGGGTTGATTTCGATGTAGGATAGTTGTAGAGTGTCCTGATGCTACAGGCACTAAAAGTTACACCAAAAGGTACGGGAAAACTGGCTGGTATGCCGTCACTGAATACCAACACAGCAAAGAATAAGTTTTGTGAAAAGATGCACAATAGCCCTGATAAACGGGTTATTTGTACAACGTGCTACAGCATGAAGGCAATCAGAACGTACCGTAAAAATTGCGCTCCAGCGTGGCAACACAATAGCGATCTACTATCACAGCCATTAGAGGACTGGCAAATACCGCGATTAAACGCGGTTTATTTTAGGATTCATGCGCACGGCGAAGTATTGAACGAGACTCACGCTATCAATTTGTTGCGAATTTGTGACGCTAACCCGCGAACTACTTTTGTTTGGATGTCAAAACGGGACAAGTTAGTTATCCGCGCAATAGAAAAATACGGGTTGCCTGGTAACCTGATACTGATCTATTCAAATCCAATTAAGGATAGAATCACAGAACGCAAGCCGAAATACTTTCACAAGGTTTTTAATGTCACGACACAGAAACATACAGGCGACAATTGCACAGGGAGAATTTGCACGGAGTGTTTACAGTGTTACGACACAGGGAAAAATTCTGTTATAATAGAATTAGAAAAAAAGTAGATAATCAAATTCTAATATTCGAGAGTTAGAATATAATAAAATGCTAATATAGATATTTTAGTATATTATAATATTCTTATGAAAGAAAAAAAGAATTTAATTCTTTTCTAATATAGCCTCCCAAAAAAATGCGCCCCGATGATGGGGCGCGAATAGGAGGAGCAGACTATTGGCCCGGTCTGCCAGCGGTAAGCTTTCATAGCAACAGTATTAAGAACAACAACAGAATAACAACAACTATTCTCATGCTACTTTGCGCAAAGCTAGATCAATAGCTTTGTTTTTTAGCCTTGCACCATCGCCAAAAAATGCTCTACCAAAACGGTTTGTTTTACTCAAACCAGCTTGAGTCTGCAACATTTTATAGTCTACGAAGTGAATTACCGCTTGAGTAGCGCCATGTAGCGTACCTACTCTTTTGGGAAGTGTCGCGCCCATTGCGTTGGTGTGACTATTCTCAATCTGTCGAACAATTTGTTGAGTAAATGCTGTTGGCTCTTTTGCGTACTTTTTAGGAATTGGCAATAACTTTGCAATTTCCTGAAAGTATGTTGTGGCATCAGTCGGCGTTATCTTAGTGTCGGCTAATTTTTCAATAGTCATTTCCATTGCTACCTGATTAGCTTGCACCTTTTTCAAATCGCCGACAACTTCGAGGGCGTTATAAGGTTTTAAGTGTGAAAACTTAAAAACCTGATCAGCATCATCGAGCGCATAGTTCAAAGTATTAGAGCAAACAACAGCAACGTCAGAACAAAAGCCAAAAGACTTTTTAGTCTGATCATAGCTAGTACCGAGAATGACATTGCGGTCAAACTTTTCACCGGCAATGTTAATGTCATCGTCAGTATTCGCCATGAACCATATCTCTTTGCCACCCCGCAACGAACCAATTGTATTCATGCGATAACCACCATGATTGCATACTAATTTCATAGCTTCGCATAATTGATCAATTGAATGGATGTTGTACTTTTTAGAAGCGCTAGTAGAGAGTGCTCCCATTGTGTCGTTGCGATAGATAACAAAGCGATCATCTAGAGTTTTTTCCCTTTTCAGATGTATTCTGCTGTCATAACCGTCAAATTTGACATTAGCTTTTAATACTTCCCAATCTAGCGCAGCGTCGCGCCATTGTTGTGGCGTATCATCGGGATTGACTCTAACGGCCTCTTTTATTCCCTCAATTTCCCACCAGGGCGAAGCATTGAGAGTAGAAGTCGCCATGCGAACAACGTTGCCAGTCATATCTATATTATCCATTTTGTAAAACTCCACCGGGCGTTAGACAACAGAATCCCTCCGCGCCCGGAAAGACGAAAGGATTCAATATTCAATTATTAAAGATCAAGCCATATGATTAGTGTTTCTTAATAGGTACGCATTGCATCATCGTAGAATCCACTACTAGCAAGATGACCTACTACTACTCGACTAATGCGCTACTCAACATAAGGCTATAGGTAGCACTATTATATTTACCTGATAATGTTGTAAGTGTCAAGCATCCATAGGGGAATAATAGGGATGCTGTATAAATGAATAGTTGACAATATGGGCTGGATGATATAGCTAGCCCACGCAACCCCGCCAGCTAGATTGTCTGAAAGTAAAGTCATATCTTCTTATAGTTACCATAAGAAAGTCTGATAATAAAAGACTTGACAAGATGAGCAAAGGTTTGCCCCAGCATCAGCAGTTGGGTATATTAGAATATTCTAATATTCGAGCGGTGGTATATTAGCATATTATAATATTAGGGCACCCCACCCCCTTTTTTTATAAAAATAAATTCGAATATCCTCCCCACTCACCATCGGGGAATTTTAAGGAGAGATAAAGATGGCATTTACACAACCCCCAGTAGGCCCATTACCACCCGGAGTAGGCCCAAATCAAGGCCCACCTGTTGACCCAATGGGAGGTGGAAATGAAATGGCTGCTAAACAAAGGCTTATGGAGATAGCTGCTGAAGCTGAAGCCATTATGACCCAATTCCCTCATTTGGCTCAGGAGTTGGCTGGTGGTGGACAAAACGCTGTACCCGCTGCCCCTACACCTCCAATG